TCTGTATAGTAGCTGTGTTGTGTTATTATTTAAGTCAGCTGCTTTTACGGATGACCCTGCTGTAAATGTAGCCTTGGCTGTATCTACGTTAGTGTCACGATATATACGTATGTTAGCTGGACTGGATGGTATATTACCTGATGTAAAGACTACATTACCGCCACCTGTAGTAGTGTAGCCGGTAATATTGTAGTGTGTACTTGTTGTTTTGAGTACGCCATCTACACGGACTTTGACATCAGATTCTTGATATGAAGGGAAGGTAAACTGCTTAGTCGCATTACCATCCCCAGTGTATTCTACGAATGTTGTTGCCATTTATTTGTATATGTTGAGGATGTTTGCGGTTGTAGTACGTTTACTTACCTGTTCTAGTTTTTCTAAACGTTGCTTCTCAATTAGTCTTGATATATTTGGATCATCTTTAATTGATGCCCATGCTCTTTTTTTAGCACGCTTAAATAATCTATCAATAATTCTATTATGATAATAGTCTCTAGCATTAAACTGTGCTCGTTTGCCTGCACGTATGTCATCATACATTTGCTCCATTGATGCAATCATCTTTTTATCTTTAGCTAATTTATCAAGTTCTAGTTCTAAATTAAGAGATCCGAGTGCTCTTTGAAACTGTGATCTAATGTAAGGATGGTCAGTTAAGTTTGTACTGTCTGGTGCAAAGTATGTGGATGTACGTAAGTCATAGCCACTATCAAATAAAAAGTTTCTACCATCACTCTGTTCTAAATTTAGAGTAACAGGACTTACAGCGTTAAATGCACGAGTAAGAAAGTCCCAATCTTTAATTGGTTTACCGTTGAGCATGTCATACTTAACAGGTAACTGTTGAGCAGTTAGACCTTCTGTAATTAGGTTTCTGTTACGCACTGACTGAAACACACCTGAGTTTATCTCACGCATGTAAGGTGTAAATAATTTACCTAAATCATTACGTATACCAGCTAGTGGTACTTGGTTGTTGATTAACCCAGCTACAATACGATCACCCTGACCGGGGCGACCAGCAAATAAGTCAACAAAAGACTGTATGCCAGCAAGATATGACTTACTTGTAATCGCTTGTGCAACAACAAGAGATATCTTACCTAATTCGTTTTCTGTCCACTCTTCACCCATAAGTTGACTTGCATCGCCTACGTCAGCTATTGTAGACATAATAAGGTTAAATGGTTCAAACTGGTCATAGCCAACACGAACTGCACCTAGTTTAATTGTTCTAGGTTCCCATTTACCATCGAGCCATAGCTGTCTTTTTTGTCTATCAACTGGCCCGTTACCGTTAAGATCACCACGCATCCAAGCTTGTGTAGCCATAAATACTACAGCCGAGCCTATTGCTAATCGGCCTGTTTGTAAGGCACGTGCGTTAGCTAGCTCTTCAGCTGTAAAAATACCATACTTGTTTACACTAGCTAGATCATTAGGATTAGCAAAAGCTATATCGTTAAACTCTTTGACTAAGAAGTTAAAACCGGGTGTATACTTACCTGTAAGTGCAAGACCATTAACGCCTGTTCTAGCAAACAAAAAGAATGGTTTAGCTAGAGGTGTAGCACTAAATATATCGTTTAGACCTTTTGCAAAGCCTGTAAGCTCTTGTGTTAATGTTACTTCTTTACGACCAAATTTTGTAGCTTCGTCAATAATATTACCATTAGCATCAAAGACTTGTGCATAAAAATCATCTTCATATGCTCTCATCAACTCCTGTGTAATCTTAGGTGTTTTATAACCGTTTTCTTGTAGCTCCAGAACTTTACGCATAGCTTTTTCACGCATCTTAGCACGACCAAGAATGTAACCAAACGCATCGTCAGTCGCAGCCATAATCTTAGTAGAGTATGTCAATAAGTTACTATTGTTCATCTGACGTGCCATATTAGCTACACGAAAAGCTGCTTGCTCTCCTTCAGTAGCACGACCACTATCTTCTGCCCAACGACGTAATATCTCCCAGTTATCATCTGCCTGTGTAAACTCTGAATAACGTGTCTTGATTGATCTTATATCACCTTTCCAGTATGAGTTTAGTTTGCTTCTAAATATTGTAAACGACTCTGGTATAGATTCGATCATGCCATTTACTGATGCAAGGCTTGCTCTTACGTCAGCTATATTACCATCAAAGGGTAATCTTAAAACTGACCCTAATGCCGTAGCTAATGGTCGTAAAAATGTTGCAGTAGATGTACCCATAATAGCACGGGCTGGTGTTTTAGGACTAGATAGTATACTGTGAGTCATCACACCTTCTAGTTCACGTATCATTGCACCTGTGCGATTAGGACTTGTAGCTTCTAGCTGTCCACCAAGAATTGTTTTTCTTGCCCAGTTATCGAAGTCATCTAATGTATTAACGCTATCCATCATAGAAAACGCTTCATACAACGCATTGAGTAAATTATCATCTTTGTCGTCTTTAGCAATCTTAAGTATAGACATGATAGAATTTTTAGCATCTTCCATAGAAGACTTTGTAGCCTCTTCTACTGTCTTTTTACTCTTTTTACCAAGACCTAATTCTCTAAATGAATCTGACTTTACAAATCTAGCTTTCTTTGTTTCGTAAAGTGCAGTGAGCATAGTGTCAACAATCTGTTTAGTTGGCCCATCTATATCTTGTAAATCAACAAGATCTGCTATCTCTCTACCAGCTGTGCCTAAATCACGAACTTGCTTAAGTAGTGTACCTACTACAAGGTCAGCAATAACTACATTTTTAGATGTCCATACTTCTATACCATCAATTACATCAGGTTGAGATTCTAGTAAGTCTTTTAGATATTCTTGTGGTGACATATCAACAGCATTTCTGCCTTGTGTTATTCGTTGATGTCCTTCAATAGCTTCTCTAAACTTTGCTACTAACGCTTTTCTATCACCTTTTGCTGCTTCTAGTTCTTTTGCAAACTTTTCGCTACTCATCAAACCTCTCATAATACGTTCAACTGTAGCGTCATCTGTACCACCTTCCATAGCTATACGCTCACGCTCAACAGGTGTAGTTACAGAACCCGTAGATCCTTCTTCTGATCCCCATTTATTACGTGTAGCAGATAACTGATCTCTAGCTACTTGTGGGTCAACCTCTGATACATGTGCCCCTTGGTGTGGTTGAGATATAGGTGCATTTTTATCTGCTCTAAACTCTGTCTCACCCTTACGTAGTTGTGCTACACCAGCTTGTACTGTTTGATCTTCTAAACTTTTATTACGCTTAGTTATCTGGTCAACACTTTTTTTAGCACCTTTTCCTAGTGTGTAAACTAAACCATCAAAGACTAGACCTATGCCCATACCTTCAACAATATTTTTTAGTTTCATCACAACTGGATGGTCAGTATCTTTTGTAGATATTGGTGTATCCATCCAACCATATCTGTCACGTAATGCAGCTAAAGCATTTTGCTCATCTGACTCTTTCGATATAAGGTCAGATACAGCTCCTACAGCCGCACCCCTAACTATATTACCTTTTGATAATGCAAGTAAACCAGCTGGTATTGTTACAGCACCAGTAGCTACAGCAGCCTTAGCTGCCGCAACTGTACCAAGTGCAAGTGTACCAAAATGTACTAAACCACGTAGCTGTTTACCCCACCATGTTTTTGTTTCTATTGGATTGTCATATGCTCCAAATGGGCTCCAGTCTGGTCTGTACGAACCAGTTTCTCTTCTTTCTCTTTGCATTTCACCAGACAACGCATCAATAGTACGCTCTGGAAAGGTAGCAATAGAAGACGCTGTGTCTTGAAGACCACCAGACAATATGGACTGTCCTTCTTTTATGAGTGCCTTAGCACCCCAGTTATCAGCATTTCGAGGATCTTCTTGAACTTCCTTAGAAACTCTATCCTCTTGCTGTAACGTGGACTGAGACTGTTCTCGTAAGTCTCTAGCCTGTTCGTACTCATCCTGTGCTTGCTCTGCCTGATCTGCTAAATAATCAGCGTACTCAGGATCAAAGTTTATATCAGCATTAGAGTAATTTGAATCAGTCATTTGTTCTTAGTTTTTCAATTTCTGCTTTTTCAGCTTCTAGATCTTTTATTATTTTTTCTATTTCTGGTCTAGGTAAGAAAAATCTTGAAGCAGCTTTTGTGAGAATACGTGTACCTAAGAATCCTCTATCTCCTTCAGTAACTTTTCCTAGCAGATCATTATAGTATTCTAGCTGTCTATCAATTCTAGCAATCTTCTGCTCACCTGTTTCTTTAGCTTCTTCTTCTTTTATTATCTTTTCTATATTTAAAATTACACCAGCTGTAAGATTTTGAAACTGGTTCATAGGCATATCTCGTAGCATAGGAAATGTATTTAGAGTTGCTCTTATTTCATTAGCATCCATATCTACAAGTCTATCCCATCTTCCTATGTCTTCATCACCTTCAAAGATAGTTTCTTCGCCACCTTTTTTAGCTTGTATGATAGCACCTCTTATACTGTTGGTTCGATTAGAACGTTGTCTAAGAAGTTCAAATACCATCTGACTTTGTATCTCTTCGTTGAATAAAGCATCTTTCTTTATGACACCAGACTTTGTAGCTTCCATGATTTCTTGTGAAGAGAATCCATAGATTCCCCAGTTACTACCACCCCTACCAGCAAGCTCTATAACTTGTCCAACAGTTAGTTTGTCACCGTTTTTTCTACCAAAACCTATAGCCGGTTGATATGTACCTAACTCATTACCATCTTTTCTAAAACCTATCAGTACTTTTTCTGCAAGTTCTGGATCTTGTAATAATTTAGTATTAGTTTTTGTTAGATGTGGTTTAACCTCAAACTCGTTTAGTTCCTCTTTACTCAATCCATACTGTTTGTCAACCAAAATACCATTTTCGTTAGGTGTAAATCGTTGAGCAATCTCACCTATACTATTATAACCACCAGTAGATGCAAACCTATCTTCGGCATAATCTATAGCAGATATTTTAGTACCATTAACTACACCTTTAAAATATGTTGGAAAAGGCTCGCCGTATAGTTTATGAGCTTTGTATTCTGATAGTGCTATTCTTTCTGCAAGAGAGTTAGTTTGATCGTTAAATCTAGTTTTATTAGTATCACCTCTTAATAGCTCATTGTCAGCAAGTATATCAGCTGGACTAATACTTCTTGGTGTAAGTTTGTCTTTATATTTACGAGCTTTTAAATTATCTTCAACTACTTGATAAGCATTATTCTGAGCTGTTTCTGGGTCAACACCTACATCAACTTGATTTTTAACTCTACGTGTAAAATCTCCGTATGCTCTTTCTATTTCAAAAAACTCATCTCTGTTTGGAGCTTCCTCCCCAACAAGTGCAGCTGTTAAGTCACCTTTATAGTCGTAGTTACCATCAGGTTGACCAGCATTAGGATACTCACCACCGCCTGATATACCAGCAGTACTACTATTTAAATCGTTAGTAGCGTCAAAATGTGGATACTTATTTTCTAAATCTCGTAAAAACTCAGTTTCAATTTTTGGGGGTATACCGTTTGGATATTGGTCTTTTAATGCTTCATATTCTTGATTTGCTAAAATCTTATCAGCACGAATATTATTATCTACTTCTCTTGCTCTATCAACTTCAGCACTTTGCATAATGTTGTTTAGTGTATCTTTAAAATTAAAGTCACCATCTGCAATCGTACTTTTAACACCAGTAGCTGAGTGCTCAAAGATAGCACCATCAAAAAGATATTCTAAATGTTCTAGATTTAATCTTCTTTCTGTTTCAGCAGTTTCTGCCGCAACTTCAGTAAAGATGTATTCAATAGCATCACGATTAGTTTCGACTTCTGGTATTCTGTTTTTTACAGTTTCAACAAGAGTCATTACATCAACATCAAATTTAGCATTTTCTGAGTATGGCTCAAGAGTCTTGACTATGATGTCTCTTGTTTTTTCTTTATTTATTTTTTTAAAGTTTCTATTAGCATTACCTTTCCAAGACTGTATATTATTTTCTCTTCTTTGTTTGATATCAGGATAGATAGTATTATAAAATGTTTTTCTAAACTCTCGACTATTTGTATCAATGCCTAGACTTCTAGCCTTACGAAGCATTGCTGTAATCATAAGTTCGTCAGCAGCATTGTGCAGCTCTATAAATGTTTCTGAGTCGATAATATCTTGACCACCGTTTTCATTTATAAACTGCTGTCTAGCACCAAACATGTTTTGATTTAGTAATCTTAACAATTCTTTAGTGCTTACATCTTCTGGCACTGGTACGTTTCTAGCTCTTAAAAAGTTTAAAGAAGCTTCAGTATTTTCGTTTAGTAACTGATTATCAAACTTAGCATTTTCTAATTCAAGAGTACCTTCTTTTGTATATAGTTCAGCGGTAGAGTTTCGATCTAAGAAGTCCATTGCTTCATTAATCTTGTCTTGTGCTTCTTGACGATCTCTAAAAGTTTGTATAGCTTGACTAGCTGACCGAGAAAAAGTTGCTAAAGACTCTAGGTTTTGAAGTGGTCTTTCTGCAAGCTCTCGTTGTATGTTTGCCATTTCGGTGTAGAAATCAACTGTATCCTGTTGATTCCTAGTTATCTGTTCGTT